GTACCAAATAACCCTTCGAAACTTCTATCCAATTTCTGTATACTTGATAAAAAAAAACAACCGAATGATAAATATGTACAAAGTTAGATGCTTGTATGTCTGCTGCGTATTCGCTATGCTTGGCTGCATCGTAGGTATCGTCTACCCATTTGCCATACCAGGTTTTGCGTTGTGGCATTACCATTGAGGCTGCTAACTTGTGCAGGTTGCTAATTAGGTCGGTACTAAATACCTTGCTCTCAATATATCTGGCTGCCTTCATTTGTTGGACATCGTATATAAAGCGGTAGCGTTTGCCGTTTACTTCGGTATACTTAACCGGCTTACCTTCTATCTTATCATCTAAAAAGTCAAGCGTAGCCCTTAGATTATTGAATTGACTTATTGATATGCTATCTACCTGAGTGTCGGTTAGGTTGTAGATTATACCTACAAGCTTACTTTCAACGTCTAAGTTAGTCCAATCCTTTTCGGGCTTAGTAACTATTGGGTAAATCTGTTGGTACTGCCAAACTGTTAATTCGTTCCAAGTCATTTGCGTAGTTTTAACATTAGCTCATAAGCAAGATGCCCACCTATGTAGCATAACGCTGCCAAAGGTAAGCAAATTGCAAAGAAGTATAATATTTTTATTATTTTAATGATACGGCTACTGAGGTTGTGCTACTCTTAGCAGGTGGGTAAACTCTGGTAACCTCTCCGGTAACTCCGTTTATAATGTCAAGTCCTTGATGCGGTACTTTTTTAAGGAACTCTTCCATATCCTTTTTGGCTTTGGCTGCACTATTGTATTCGGTCATTATTTCCTCGTAAGCAGGGCTTTCGCATTTGGTATAATCGTACTTAACTCCGACCTCTCTAATGTTAAACTTAGCACTCATATACTCAAAGTCCTTGCCATTAAGAACGGCTGCTTGTAATACTGCATCTTTGTAATCCTTGTTTGCTTTTAATGTTTCAAGCATATCCTCTAAGGCTTTAACCTGAAGATGTGTTTTTAACGGGTCAAGTTCCCCTGCGTTTAAGCGTTCAATTAATTGGTGGGTAAACTCTACTCGTTGTTCTTTTGTTGTTTCAAAGATTTGTTGTAGTTCCATTGTGTTTATTTGTTTTGGTTAAATTCTATTGGCTCAGCTTTTTTCAAAAATTCATTTACTAACAAATCAAGTCCCATTCTTTTTAATGTTTCTTTTATTTGTTGTTCTGTGTATATGTTTTCATTATCAAGTATCTCAATTGGTGTAATGGAGTTATCATAACTTCCAAAACTCATTGATTGAGTTGCAATTTTATTTACTTGTTCTTCTGTATATAGTTTCATAGGTTAATTAGTTTTTGGAGTCCATACACCAGTTGTTGTTACTTGGCTTTTAATAGCATCTACTTTTATACTATTTAAATTAGCTTTTCGTTGCTCATACTTTATAACGATTTGATTTAATATTTTTATTGTTTTCATAGGTTATTTGTTTTTGGAAATATATTTCTAATTTAATTAAATAATTGTTTTTAAATAGCTTTTTTTTAAACAATTAGAATTATAGTTCTAATTATATTGTTTCGGGTTTGTAGTTATCAATATCAAAGTAGCCTATCTTAAAGCTGCTCGGCTCACGTCTTAATCTGCGCTTGGCAGGTTCGTAGCCTTTGCTTTTGCAGTACGTTAGTATCTCAAGGTAGGTAGCATCAATGTTATTCATCATAATGCTAATAGGCTCACTTGCGTAATATTTGTCTATGTATTCTTTGCTTAGTTGGGTCATTGTTTTGTTTTAGTGTGTAATCGGTTATGGCTGCCATTACAAAGCCTGTTGCAATAAGCAGGAAGCAGATAGCGTAAATCATTTTGCGTAGATGTCTTGAAGTTGCCCAATAAGGTAACAAGCTACTAAAAATACTGCTAAAAGTTGTGCGGTTTCTTTTTTCATTGTGTTTGTGTTTGTGGTTAATTGATATATCAAATATACAACCTTTACACATTCAACAATCAAAAGTGCAAACTTTTTTTAAATTTATTTTTGTAACCTTGTTGCAATTATAGAAAAGCGTATCTACCCGTCCCACGTTTAAGGCTGAAGTTTTGCCAAGCTAAAGCCAAAGCTACTACGGCGTCATCGTGATAGCCTGAAGGTGCGGAGTACTTAACCCCCGTTGCAGTATATTGGTATTCAAAGATTTCAAGTTCTTGGCTGATTATCCCATCAGGGTAGCCAATCTTGCCTTGATGTATTGCAGCCTGTAAGCCTTCCATTAGCTGCTGCTTACTTGAACTTGTGAACTTTAAGCCTTGTATCATTACCCCTTCCCTTTGTAAGTCCTCTAAGATAGGGTCGCCAACCCCCGTAGAATCGACAAGGATAGGGCATTTAGGCAATCTAATGATGTTTTGCTTGGTATTATGCCAATCCATTTGGAAGCGGTCAAAATAAGCCACATTTCCGTTTTCGTCTAAACCTACAATAACTGTCCAATCGACCGACTTCGCTAAGTCAATACCAAAAGCTACAATCGGCATAGTAGTTACGGGGTGTATACAATTACGGATAAACTGAGTACCAAATGGGTTAGCTGCGTTCTCGGCAGGGTTTGCCATATACTCCTGCTCAAACACAACCTCTGGCAGTTGCCTACGGGCATCATCTATTTCCTGTGGGTCTATGTAAGGGTTATCGTATGTAGTGAACTTAAAGCTTTGCCAATCGGGTTCGGCTTTGCTAAACAAACTAAAGAAGTAGTTTTTACCTTTAGGGGTGCTTAAAAATATAGCTTTCCCTTTGTAGTCCGTTAAGGTAGGTCTTATCGAGTTAAGCCACCCGTCTTCTAAGTTAGGTATAAAGGAAGCCTCGTCTACTATTACCAGGTTAAACTTGCGCCCTCTCAGGTTATCCAATCGTTCCCCCGTAAAGAACTCAACCTTGCCACCATTAGGGAAACTAATATTTAAGTCCGATTTGTTATTAGGGAACGGAAGGCTATTGCATAGCTTCTCAAAGAATACCTTAGCCAATTTATAGGTCGGGGTTATGTAAGCAACCTGACCGCCTTTAATTGCGGTTGTAATACATTTTATTTGGCTTAATTCCGATTTGCCGAACCTTCGCCCACACATTACAACAATGTACCTGGCTTCGCAGTCAAGTATCTTCTTTTGATTTATATGTCCGTTCGGTAGTTCTATCCGCATTAAAGAATTGTCTTGCCGTCTACAAATACTATCTCTATTTTGTTATCGCTTTGAATATCTACTAATTCCTTTGGCTTACCATAAACACGGGTTAGCAAAGTTTCTAAACTATAAAGGCTGCCCTTCTCTAAGCTTTTACGCATAGCTGCTGCAATCGTTTTTTCAAGTATCGTTGCCTTTGGGTTATCCCACACTGTTTTAAGTTCCTCTAAGTCCATAGACATCATAGCCTGTATGGTGTCGTTTATCTCAGCAAGTTTATATCCTTGCTCTTTAAGTAGGCTTACATACTTCCTGGGTCTGCCGTTTGGGTTAGCAACCTCGCCTTTCTTAAATGGTTTTAAATTTTGTTCGTTAGCCATATCTTCTCTATTATCTCACTATTTTAAATAGGTAACCCGTTCTTTTTAATAACTAATGTTGGGTCAAGTTTACGCATTCGGTCTACTATTACTTGGCAATAGTCAGGACTCATTTCAACACCATAACAAACTTTTTGTTTTTGATGTGTCGCTACCATTGTTGAGCCTGAGCCTAAAAATCCGTCATATATAATTTTACCTTTAATATGGTCTTCTATTATTTCTCCAAGCATTCTTATTGGCTTTTGTGTAGGGTGTACCCTTTTTTCTTTTTCGCCTTCTCTAATCATACCATTCCATAATTGGTCATAAATTCTAATTGGAGTATGAAAGCTACACCAAGCCATTTCGCCATCAGCAAAAGTATTTCTAATATCTGTTCCTGCTCTTTTATTCCAAATTAACCACCCGTCGCTAAAAGGCAAAAAGTCAGTAAAGTAATTACCTCCCCAAATAATAAAATCATTCATCCCTAAACTTATACAAGTTTGGTAAAATTCTTGTGCTACATCTTTTGTTTCATCATTTGCAATAGGCTTGTATTGACCTTTTTTTGCAACACCAAAATCAGCACCTACCATATCATTCTTTACTACACTTATCCCATAAGGTGGGTCTGTAAATACCATATCAACCTTCTGCCCGTTCATTAACTTTTCTACTTGGTCGCTATCCGTACTATCCCCACAAAGCAATCGGTGTTCCCCTATCTCAAATAAATCTCCTAATACTATATCGGTTTCTATTCCCCCCTCTGGAACTGCAAAATCATCTTCCTCGGCTTCTATAACTTCGGCATCAAAACCTGGTATATCTAAACCCCAATCTATTAGCTGCTCACTATCCCAATTATTTGCTAAGTCGCTCCAGTCCCACTCGCCATAGCCTACGTTGTCTTTAACTATAAACTCCTTTTGTTGCTGCTCGGTTAATTCACTTGCTTTTATAATAGGTATCTCTTTAAGTCCTGCTTCCTTACAAGCCTTTAATCTCATATTGCCACCAAGCACAACCATATCGTCATTAACAACAATAGGTCTAAGGTTAAGCATTTGAGGGAACTCGTTAATTGACTTTACGAGCTTTGCAAACTTATCGTCTTTAATTATTCTGGGGTTGTTAGGGTTTGCTTTTACTGTGTTGATTGGTACGTTTTGTATCATAATATCCCGTTAATTATATCGTTGGCTTCGTCTAAAGCATCTTGTTGGTCTAAAAAATTATCTATATCGGTTATGTGCTTATTGATTAAAGTATCTGCCATTGAGTAAGTATAGTTACCTATTGTAGTCATCTCGTCTCCATTAAAGCCTGTTTTACATACTGCTACGAAGTAAGCCTTGTGAGTTAAAATGTACCATATAGCCGTTAGTTTTCTCATCTGCCCTGACCTCTATATTGTTTCGGTCTGGGTGTATGCTTGTTGAAGGACTTCTTTGCAGAGCCTCGCTTCCTTTTCCCAAAGCTAACTTTGTTCTTATTCTCGTTACCTTTTGCCATTTGGTATATTCTTTAAATGTATTTCAAATATTTCTTCTTTAGTCCACCTATTCTTAAAGTCATAATCGTAATGGCATTGACGACACATTGCACATAAATTGGTTATATCGTCTTGCTCCTCTTTTCTTTTGCTACCAAACTTTGACCTCGCAACTATATGTGCTATGTCTACCGCTACCTTACCACACACTTCGCAAAGAATAGTATCTGACGAATCAAATCCCATTCCTTGCATATAATTTAGCGTGTGTCTTTGCATAGCTTCCCATTAAATTTCTCCGTTGATTAATAATTAATTGATTAAAAAATTTAACTATGCAAATTATTTTAAATGCCGTTTTACTGGCATAGTTTACTATAAATATACTTTCGGTCTAAATTTATACCCTCGAAGTTATAATTCTTTTGGCAAAACTCAAAAAGCTTTTGTCCGCTTTCCTTTCTCATAGCCTCGTCGTTTACCAAATCTCTTATATGTTTATACCAATCCTTTTGGCTTTTTACATAGTGTACCGGTAAATCATAGTAAGGATTAACGTGGCTAACTATTGCAGGGTTCTTTTTAGCAGCCGTTTCTAATACCTTTAGATTTGATTTCATAGCATTAAACTTGCTATCTACTAAAGGGATAACCGAAATATCCGAGTCCGTATAAGCACCCATATATTCCGTAACTCTTGCGTAGTTATAAATCGTAGGGTTAAGCTTTAGTCCACAAGTGAATGCTGCTATCATTTTATCCCAAATAGGTTTCTCCCCGTCATTGTATCCGGCTATTACAGTTCTTATATTCATTCCTTGCAGCCTCTTAAAAGGTTGCTTTAATAATTCTATATCCCTTTCGTGCGTTCCGCTACCACTCCAGAACAATCTAACTTTGTAATCTTCGGTCTTGTTATCCATAAACTGCTCTTGTCCGTAAGGTAAAGCGTTTGGTAATATGTGAACGTTCTTATTGTATTGGCTTATCTCGGCTGCTAATCTTTCGTGTGTGCAGGTGCAAAGGTCGGCTACTTTCATATAGCTTATAATCTGCTTCGGTATATTGTTAAACATATAACGCTCATACAATAAATGGCTTGGCTCTAAGTTCCAATAGTCATCGTTATCGACTACCAATTTAAACCCATACTTAGTTCGCCACGCATCCATTTGCGTTGCGTTTATTTCGTTTAGCATCCTATTCATTAACACAATATCCCAACCTTGCTCAAGTATTTCGTCATTAAGTACATCGGTAATAAGTGCGTACTCCTTTTCTAAGTGTACTATTGGCATCATAATTCGGTGCAGTCCTACACCTGAGTTCGCAGAAGTTATGCAGAGTATTCGCATCTTATATTGTTTTGGTTGTGGTATATTTCTTGGTATTTATCCCATACGCTTTGCGCCCTTGCTAAACTTTCGTCTTTCATTCTACGATACTCCGTGCCGTTGCCGACATCGTGTCCTATATGTTCCGACCTCATATCTGGCAAGTAATAATTAGTAAAGCCTGTAATGGTTGCTCGTTCCCCGTAATCTCTATCCTGCATTCCGTAAGGGTCATACGCTTCATTGTAACCGCCAACCTTGTCTATAAGTTCTCGAGTAATAAAGTTATCGCCAAATGGTGTATGCGTTTTATGTACCCCGTCTACTAATGGTGGCAGTTCTTCAACACAATGTATACCAATAATGCCTGTGTTTTCTATTCGTTGTGCGTAAAGTACAAACTTAGCTAACCAATTTTCAGGCAGTAGTATATCATTAGCTAACAAACAAACCGCATCGTAGTTCTCAGTCATTCTTAAACCTGCATTAACTCCTGCTGCTATACCTCTTTTTTCTTTTGATAAGTCATAACCTGTAAACGGATAGTTAAACGTTTCGTGCGTGTCGCTGCCATTGTCTATTAAAAAACAATCTGCGTTATAACCAGAGTTAAAAAAGTTTTGGTTAATTACACGCTGCGTTAAATCGTGCCTATTTTGTGTTAGTAATAAGATTGCTACTTTCATTTATCTTATGTTTGAACCTATTTCCCTTGCCGGTACTCCTGCGTATTTAGTATTTGCTTTTGCCTCTCCTTTAAGAAAAGCACTTGCGCCTATCATACAATTTTCTCCGACGTGCGTAAATTGGTGAAGTACTGCGTTAAGTCCTATATTAGCACCCTCGTCAATAATTGAATGCCCGCCTATTTTAGCACCGCAACTTATTGTAACGTTATCGAAGATTTGGCAGTCGTGTCCTATGTGTGCGTGTTTCATTATAAAGCAACTATTACCTATAAATGTATCTATCTCAGTACCTGCGTCTATTGTTACAAGTCCTGTTATAACATTGTTATTGCCTATGTAAACTTTGCCTTTTTCTTTTTCCCAGAACTTCTTGTGTTCTGCTTTGTCGCCTATAATACAATAAGCACCAATGTAGTTTCCGTCTCCGATAATTACGTTATCGCCAATGATAGCGGTAGGGTGTATAAAGTTTGCCATAGTTAAGTAGTACAAGCGCAGTCATACGCAGGGTTTATGTTATCTAAATCAAATTCTTTAAATAAATTATTTTGTGCTATGCTTTTTAATGTTTCTATTGTTACTCCGTTAAGATAAGTATACTTGCTTCTTTTCTCATCTTCTATCCATTCGTTTGCAAGTTCTGGGTATTCTCTTAATATTGCAAGTATTGCGTTCTTGCCTTTCATAAAACACAAAGTACAGTTACCAAGTATTGAAGGTATTTCTAAAGTGTAAGGCTTTTTAGTCCAATACTCATTTATCATTTGTTTGGTTACTTTATTCTCAAACAAAGGGAAAGCATCGTGTACCTTCTTAAATCTTTGGGTGCGTCTATTAACTCGCATTGGTTCGTCATATCTAAAACCAACCAGATTAACAAACTCTCTAACTCCTATGCTTCTCAAATATCTTTTAGCCGTTTTAATCTTTAATTCTATTGTGCAGAACCTTTTAAACTGATTAGGCAAAGCTTTATGCTTTTTTAACATTCCATCAAAGCCACCTTCGTAGCTTATTCTTGTTACAGGTATGTTCTCAAAGGCTTCGAAGTCATTAATGAATTTATAAGTTTTAGGGTGTTCCCTCATAGTATCGCAGAACAATACTATATCTCCAGGCTTGTATTCTTGGATAGTCATATAAGCAGAAGTTTTGCCACCGCTAAAATTAATTACCCTTTGCATTCTTTTTTGGTTTAGGTTGTAAGTCGTACCATTCGTAAAGCCTTTTAATCATATCAAAAATACAATGGCTGCACCATACTGTCAATATAAAATCTGGACTCATATACTTGCGGTAAATATGTTCGTACATTTTTAGTATGTCTAAATCTATATTTCTAACATATCCGTTCTGCACCATTTCGTAATTAGGTCTATGCAGGTCTAAGTATTGACGATGTTCTATTTCCATAAGTTCCACATTATTTTTGAAATCATTGGAGCAACTGCACCCGGTATAAATACAAACGCAATAACATCGGTACATATTGCAGGTAGTAAATATAAAACTAAACCTGTCCAAGCTGCTAAACAACTTGTGCAACTAAAGGGCTTGAAATCTAATTTCCACTTCCTATGAAATTGGTGTATCTCTACAAAGAATATTGCAAAGCATATCGCTGCTATAATTATCATTTTCTTAATTGTTTTTTAAGTTCACGCTTGGTTAGTTTCAATACCCTATGTATTGTCATATAAGGTATTCCGGTAACCCTGCTTAATTCCTTTGCGTTGCAGTTATGGTTAATAGCATAAAGCCTAAGTAAGTCGCTACTAAACCAATGTAGTTTGCTTAGTTCATCTTCTACCCTGTTAAGTAATTCCTCATCTCTATCGTAAATAGGTAGTTCGGTTTGTAATGGTTTGCGATATAGCTTATAAAATTGGCTTGTATTTGATTGGGTCATATTAAGCATTGTGCGGACTAAGTAGAACCTAAGTACATTTCGGTTGTACATATCGACAAGCTTATCTTCTTCCATTTCGCATAGCACTTTAAAAATTTCGCTGCGCAGGTCATCTTGCAAATCCTCTGGCTGCATTTTGGCAATAGCATCTTTTAACTCTTGGCTATTCCATAACTTTTCTATAATGCTATTGCGGTTCATATTCCTTTAATGAAAGTTTACCATTTTCCTCAGTTGCTATATAACATAAACATTTAGATGCCTTTGCTAAGTTTAAGAATGATATTTGATAGTTGCTTAACTTGTCGCCTATTGCTTTTGTTTCGCAGTAAACGGCTACTCCTTGATTGGTAAACCCAACTACGTCTGGAACTCCTTTAAGTCCTATGAATGTGCGACCTCTTACGGCAAGGTTATTGTTTCGCCATACAAAAGCTCCGTTTTTATTTAGGGTCTTGATTGCTTCTTTGGTTAATTCGTTTGCCGTCATATTACAAAACTATATTAAGAAAATGAAACTTTACCATTTTTAATTTCCAAATCAAAAAATAAAGCAACCGCTAC